TGGTCGATGATGAGTGCCACCGAAGAACTGATGTTGCAGCCCTTCAGCGGGCCTTTGACGGCGACAACCGCCGTGCCCGGCGTCGTCACGGCGGTGCCTTCCAACGCGCTATGCACTTGGGCGGACGCGAGCGGCGGAAGCAGCGCGAGCCACGCCGCGGCGAGGACCAGTCTCTTCATGGCGTGGCTCCTGCTGCCGTGGACTACGGAGCGGCCGGGGTGTTGGCGACAACCGCATCGGCAAGCGGCTGCGAAGCGCCGGCCAACCGCGTGCCTAGTTCCGTGATCGCCGCTACCTGGGACTGGGTTGCGCCTGCGGCGATTGCGGCATCGACCGCCGTCTGAATCATCGCGGGAATGCCCTGGATCAGCGTCAGCGCGGCACTGTCCACTTCGGTCTGCGCATTCACCTTTGCCGTGAGGTCGGCAATAGCGGCATCCATTGTGCCTGACATGGTTTGTATCTCCGTTCTGATTGCGAGCAGCAACGCAAGCACCTGATCCAAACGCGGGTCAGGTGCCGTCGCGCTATCGATGTGGTGGTAGTGGTCGATCCTCAGTTGCACGGCTTCACGGGCCGGGCAGCGTGTTGGTCTTGTTCCTCGCTTCCTCGACGGCCTTGGCCTCCGCCTCTGCATCCACTTCGGCCTGTGCCGCCATGCGTGCCAGCGCGGCATCGCGGGCGCGCGTGTTCTGCTCCATCGTGGCGTGCAGCCGGCCCTGCTGGGCGAGTTGCGCGATCTCCACGTCGGTCAACGGCTCGACCTTGCGCGGGGTTGGTTTCGGATCGGCCGGCGCCGGTTGCGCAGCCCTGGCGGATGGCCGGGCCGGGGCTGGCGCTGGCGCTGGCGCGGTCTGGTTCGGTTGGTCGCTCATCGTGTGCTCCTTATGCGTCGCCGACTGCGGTCGTGAAGATGGTGAAGACGCCGTGATCCGCCGGCTTGGTCTTATCTACCGTGGCGTCGGTCCCCCAGCGGAGTTTTTGCACGCCGCGGATTTCCATTACGCCTGCACCGTGTTGGAACCCGTAATCGCGGTTGTTGGTCACGGATTTGGTCCGCTGCGCCCAGGCGATGCCGACCGACTGCGCGCCGCAAAGATAGCTGCGTGCGGTATCGAGCGTCGCGTGCGCGTTGGTGCCGCCCGCGGTGAGCACGCCCATCTCGGGAATCTCACGGACAATGATGCCGTCCCAGATGAGGTCGCCGGAAGTAAACAGCGGATTGCTGTCGCCCCGGTTCGCTGCATACAGCAGCGAGTTCTGCAGCGCGGTGTCTCGGCGGAAGTCGCGGAACACCAGCGACGGCATGAAGCACACATACCATTCCTCGTCATTATTGACGCGGGTGGGGCGGATGTGCGGCGAGGCGGTGCGGGCGCGGCGCTTGGCGAGGCTCAGCGTCGCCGTGGTCATCAGATCGGCGGTATTATCCAAGGTCGCCATCGAGGTCGAGTAGTCGCTCGAAACGCTGTTCGCCACCGCGGCGCCGAACAAAACGCGGTCGAGGTTGTTGGTCAGCCACGTATCCATCTGCGCATTGGTAGCGGCAGCCAGCGTCACCGCCACGTCGGCGTCTGCGGTGATGTTGCCAAGTGCGGAGATGATATCGGAGCGCAGCTTGCCCATCGCCCAATCCATCAGGCCGTCGCGCCCGGCCTGCATCAGATCGATGATGCTTTTCTGCTCGTCCCAGTCATTCACCGCGATGGCGTGGCGGATGACATCGACGGCGACTTTCAAGGATCGCGCGTTAACGACTTCTTCCTGGCCCTCCAGCGTGGTCGAGCCGGTGACGCCGGCACCGGCCAGGCGGCGGACGGTGGCGAATGTGACGCTATCGCCGGCCTTCCTGGTCAAGTCATCCTTGAGTTGGATGATGCTCGACATGGACGTGCCCATGTAGCGAGTGAATTGATTCGACCGAATGTACTCGGCGAAAAACTGGTCGTCCCAAAGTTGCGGCGTCAACCCGGGGCGTGCCGGGGTTGTCACCATGTCAGCAGTCGCGGTCATGGATTTGGCCTCCTGGCCATTGTTGATCGGTGTGGGGGGATTGGTTTGGTCACGCCCGATCGAATGGCTCGGCGGCAGCCGTCAGCGCCCGTTAACCCTCGGCGGCAGGTGAGCGCCCGATTAGACCCCGGCGGCGGGCTTGGGCACGGCTTAGGCTTCGTCTATCGCCGCAAGATCTCCACGAGCGGCGTCGGCCCGGTAAACGCCGGCGCGCTGCGTCCTGCGACGCTGCGCGCGCTGGCAAGGCTCGGCTGCATCCCAGCCGCCGGCGAGGTGCGCGGCGCGGGTTGCGCAGCGGCGGCCTCCGCCTCCCATTTGGCGCGCTCTTCAGCGACCAGGCGGGCACGGAACGCGGCCGGGTCGTCGCCGATCTCGCGCTGCGTCCGCATGATCTCGACATGCTTCGCCGCCCATTCGAATGGGTGCGGCTGGCTGTAGAGCTTCTGGAACAGCGACGGGTCGGTCTGTGCGGCCTGTTTGAACTCGGCAATCAGCGCATCGACCTTCTCGGCGCCGAGTTCCTTCCGTATCAACATCTCGGATACGTTGAGGCGCTCGTTTAGCATCGCGCCGCGCACGCGCTCCACGAAGCCTTGTGGGTCTACGCTCGGGTCGATCGGCTGCGGCGGTTGCTGCGGTGCTGGCGGAGCGGCGGCGGTGCGTTTGGCTTCCTCCAGTTGGCGTTGCAGCTCACTTAGTCTGGTCTGGGCCTCGACCGCCTTCGCCTTCCAGTCGTGCCGTTCATGCCGAACTGCCTCATAAACGCGGCGCGGTATTACCGCCTCGCCTTCGGTCGGCTCCGGCGGCTCAGCGTCCTCAGGCTCCGCTTTTACTTCCGGCGCCGGCTTGGCGGCGATGTCGGCCTTCGGCTCCGGCTCCGGCTTGGCTTGCGGCGCCTCGACCGGCGCGGCCTCGGGTTCCGCGTCCCGCTTGAGGAACGCGGCGATTTCGTTTTCAGCCATGTATTAGGTGGTTCCCTTCGGCTCCGGCGGCGCCATGATGTTCTGATGGATTTGGTGGGTGGCCGCGATCGTGTTCACCGCGCGGTGCGGCTCGTGCGCAGCCTTCGCCTCGTCAACCGCCGCCTTGGCGTGCTTGGCGCGCAGATCGGCCAGCGCGTGCGCCGCCGCCATCTGCATCACCTTGGGATCGATCTCGCCGGCATTGATCGCATCGAGCAGCGGCTGGCCGTAGCGTGCCACCGCGCCGCGGTTCAGCACGTATTCGCCCGCCTTCGCGGTGATGTAGCCGTCGTCGGGGCCGGACGGATCGCCGCCGCTCATCGGCGTGATCGGGCCGCCAGCGGCGTGCGATATTGTTGGGTTGTCGAGGTAGTGCGGCGGATTGAAGTTGTATCCGCCCTGCGGTGGCTGCGTCGCTCCATCCCGCCAATAATTATCGCGGGTTTCGCCCTGATATTCGCGGGCGTTCGGTTCGACCAAGGCCGGATCGTAGCCCAACTGATTTGGCGGCAGGTGGGAATCAAATCCCGTGTATTGCTCGTGGTGCAGCGGGGAACTCCAGTCGGCCGCCTGATCGCGCAGCGTCCGCGTCACCAACCCACCCGATGCATGCGGCACCATCGAGGCCGGCCCGACCGTGCCCGGCGCGCTCGGCGCATCCGGCGGGGCCTGATACGGCTGCCCATACGGCGGTGCGCTGAACTCGGCGTGCATGTCGTGCAACCCATGCACGGCGCTGATATTGCGTTCCTTGGCGAGCGCCGCATCGGCCGCGCCCTTGGCCTGCAGCGCCTGCACCGTGGCAACCGCGTGCGCCTGCTGCAACGGCGCCTGCTGCTGCTCCTTGGCCTGCTGCGCCTCCATGTGCTGCTTCATGCGCGTCAGCAGGTCCTCCTTGTTGCGGAGACTGCTCGCGGCAATCAGCACGTCGCCCGGTATCAGCCCAGGCTGCATGCCGGCGAGTTGGACGAGCGTTTGGAAGTTCTCCGCCTCCATGGTCGGCAGGTTGCTGCCTTCCTCGATGGATATGTCCACGTCCAGATCCGTGATGTCGTTTTCAACGCGGATCACCTGCCGCAAGCGTGGATCGCCGGGCTGCAACGGCGGCATCATGCGCTGCATCACCGCCGCGCGCTTCTCCTCCGGCATCTCGGCGAGTTCGTCCTGCAACGTAATCGCGCGGTTGATCCCGACCCACCTGGTATCATTCAACTGGTCGGTCACCCGCACCCACTTGCCGGCCCGCCAGTGCTCGCGCGCCGCCATCCACGCCATTTCATAAACGCGCCGGCTGAACATACGCAGGCTGTCGGCGAGCGGCTCGTTCTGCACCGCGCCGCCGGCCTGCTGCGCCAGGATCGCACGCCCGCTCAACTCCCGCGGATCGGTGCCCGACATCGCCGCGTTAGGCCCGGATAGCTGCATCTCGGATGTAGCGTGCTGGAGCAGCTGGAACTGCCCGGTAGCCAGGTCACCGCCGGGCAGGATCTCAAACTTCATGCCGGGCGTGACCTCGATATAGCCGTCCGGCCGCGCCACCTGGCGCCGCGCGTGATCCACATCATCGACCGCGGCTTTCTCCGCCACCACCTGATGAACCGAGAGCAGATGCAGCGCCTTGCTGCGCCGC